GAGAAGATCCACTTTGAATCATGTTCAAACACATTTTCAAAGTAAACTTGTCCATTAGCTGTGGCGAGGAATGGACTGGCACAATCAAAGGAGATAGAGAATGCGGGATTAGCGTATTTTCTAACTGATCTTTGAATCACGGTGAGTAGCACAGCCCATTCCAACTTGCTTGTACCCAAGAAGTGCATCCAGTCATGAGTGCCTTCTTGTAACAATCCATCATATTTCAATGCAATCAATCTACGCAATACCAAATGTACATCGCACATGTTTTGGCCGCCCATGGCCCAGCCATCAAAGTGGGTGTCTGGATACACAACAGGATCGCAATACTGCTTCATGGTTTGATACCATGTTTCTGCTGACGTGTGATTGTCGCCTTGTAACACATTCAAGAACTTGGCACCGCCATTGTTCTTGCCCCGACGGTTCTTCATGAAGTAATCGTTGTTGAACTTGGTGGCATCCACTGCTTCTTCCAGTGTTCGGATGCCACAGGCCTTTGACGCTTTCTTGTCGTGTATGACCCAGGTGGGGATATCAAGGATCATGCCGTAGTCGCTGATGGTATCCAGCCACTTCAAAATACTACTACGTTTCTTTTCTGCTTTAGCACAACCTGAGTTGGCCCGCCAGTCACCTTCCCACAAGCCTTTGGCAATCTGGAATCCACCCGAGTCACCCAGCATGAACGTGCCGGGTTCGCGATTGCGAACCATGTCTTCTGACCAGTCTTGTTTGGTCAAATCCAAATTGGCATGACCACCTGAGTACAATGACCACTTGTAGGGAAACAAGGCCTGTTGACTGTTGAGCCAATTCATTTGTTCCATGTCAGTGAGTCCTGCGGGAAAACGTGCAGGATCCACATACGGCTCGTTGCGTTGTTTGCCCACAAAGGTGGCATAGAAACCTGATATGGCCGGTAAGAACACAGCGTAATCATTTTGTTTGGCGGTTAAGTTATCCTGCAATTTTGCCCCAATCAAATTTCAACCACACACGTTCATAAATGTATTGACCTACTGCTAGTACAATATGAATAACAACTGCATCTCCCAGTCCAGTCCAAAATGCTGTGAGTGATAATGCTACCAATCTCCATGCTGCCAGTCTAACAAACGTGCGCAGATGTGTTTCTGTCATCACTTGCTTTGTGCAGGCAAGATATAGTTGTAAACAGCCACACCTGAATCCACTGTGATCTTGGCAGCACCATCGTCTGAAATGCGAATAGTTTTGTCCCCAGTTAGTGCCATGATAGCAATGAATTGAGTGGCCGGCCATGACCAAGTACGTTTGAGTTGACCATTCACACCTGAGTGAAACACAAAGTTACCAGCATGTGTTGAATGATCGCCAAAGAAAAACTTCAAGTCGCCGTTTTCAGTCCGGGCCTGGAAGTTGGGTTCTTCTGCATTGGCCTGTGCTTGCATACGCAATCGTTGGATGGCAGCCACAGTAGGTTCAAATTCAATGTGCCAGGTAACACCTTTGAACTTGGGTGTTGGGAGTTTGTCGTTGACTACGTTTGTTGTCATGAAACGATATGTGTTGCGGAAGTCTCTCCCGGCATTTTCAAATTCAATCCCGTCGGGTTCGCCCGTGGCTTTCTTGGTCAACCCAAGTTTGGCGTTTTCCTTGTATTCTGGTAGGTTTAACAAAATTTTCAACTTGTTCAAGTTGGGCATGCCAAATGTACCCATGAAATCTGGGTGTGGATTTTTAAACTCGCCCTCTAGCACCACACTCAAATCTTCTGCTACGCCCACAATGGCTGTACTTTTGTCGTCGCCGGTGATCTTGACCAGGTCAATGCAGCCAAGATCGTGTGTGTGTTCTACCAAGTCTTTAAGATAATCTCTCATGCGTACTCCTATGTTGTATGATTATATAGATTTTTTTACTGATGTGCAACTATTTTGGCCAGGCTCTGCCCGCCTCTAAGGGATTCAATTTCGCCAGGTCTGCGTATTTCCATCCAGGACACGTTGCCTTGTCCTCGATGAGTAGACAATATTTCAAAACCAATTTCAATGCAATGTGATCGTACTGCATGTCCTGGGGTGTAACACATGAATCCTTGTTCAGTTAGTGCTACTCCGTGTCCATAATCACAATCGTTTAATGTAAACAAAGCCACTCCACCAGGACGTAGTTTGTCAAACATGCTATTTAGATAATTTTTCATTACCTTCATTGGTTTGTAATTTAGATAATTGTAGGCAAAAATCAAACCAAATTGAGTTGATGGCAACTGACATAATGGATCAAGGTGTTCGTAGTCATCAATCACATATGGTCTTAATCTACGTCTATATTTGATATTGAAAGATTTTAATGCAGGCGCTAATAATTTTTTGTGTTGGTCGACTAGATACAATGGATCCATGGGAACCAAATCTTCAATAAATTTTTCTCTTCCAGGACGCAGCATCAATCCTGGAAGGCGCCAATCTGTGTACTGTAATAGTCGTGCCTGTAGTAAAATTTTATCTTCTACGCTTATATTAAGTTTTCGATTGATTATGTACACTGGTGTTTCATAACACATTTCTTGTTCATACAATCGTTGACTTTCTTGATAGTACGAAGTTTCTAGTGTTGCAATTTTTTCTTTTGTATTAAACTTAAGATTATCCAATGCAGTTTTTGCATGCTGAAATTCACGAGCAATGTCATCGATTGCCTCAGTAAATGCACTACCGTACTCATCAATCTGCACAGCATGGTTAGTGACCACGTGAGCAATTTCTTGAAATCGTCGAACGGCCGCATGGTAGTCAGGAGCAAGTTCATCGCTGTCCAACAAGTTCAAGTATCCAACAAGTTCGCTCAGTTTCATTCGAATGAGAATAATGAAGTAAATGTGTTTTCGGTGTTGGTGGCCGCGGCCAGGTCCCAGTCCAACACGCCCAACAGGTTGTCAATCTTTTGATCCACCACAGTGGCTTCCATTTCTGTGTCATCAAAAGGCAAGTCCTTGAACCACTGCGGCAAGTGCATCTCGTCTGTGGGATAACCAATTGATGTCCAGCCCAGAGCATTGCTTCGCAGTTTGCACACAATGGTCTTCATGCCATCCACCACCTGCATACTGTAGTTGTCTGAATTTATTCGCCGCAAGTTGTTCCAGTTCAAAGCCGCACGTACATGCCCAGGCATGTTGGCTTTGCCCAGTCGTTCTTCTTCCTTGCCATACTTGGTCAAGTTGTTCACACGTTTGGGCGAGCCTTTTTCCCAGCCGGGTCGCTCTTTGAATTCATACTTGAACTCACGCACTCGTTCAATGATTTCATCACGACCAGAACCAGACAGTACTCGATTTAGAATTTCTAACAAGAAGTCTTGAATAACTTTGGGTGTATCACTGCGCTTTAGATCCAGGCCAGTGGCCTTGGTCTTGCCAATGGCTCCGTTCACATCCAAGCGTTTGTTTTCAATGTCAATGGCGTTGACAGCATAGCGTTTCTTTGTGATGAACAGGCCACGGTCCGCCACTGTTTCGCGACCTGCTTTGATCAAATCTCCCATGTCTCTAGGGCAGTGAAACGCACGTTCCATAAACGCTGGAAATGAATCATTCACTTGGTCAGCAATGCTGTCGTACAACTGGATACAGATTTCTTTTGACCATTCCATACGACCTTCAGCAACTTCTTGTTTGAGCACAGGCCATGCACTAAAGTAACACGAGTCTGTATCACCATAGATAACTGCCCGACCCACATGATCGTATTCGCCAGTGATACATTCATTCAAGTGTGCATCCATGTGTTTGGCAATACTACGCCCAGTCAAGGTAGTTGATTGGCCAATACGCTTGTCAAAGAACCTGCAGCCAGGATTGAGAATAGCGCCATACAAACTGTTGAGATTAATCTTTTTGACCAACTGGCGTTTGTCCCAGAAAGCAATTTCTTTGGCATCTCGAGCTTCTTTCTTTTTGGCCTGCATCTCTTGACGTTCACGATACCAGCGTTCCAGCAAGCCTGGGATAACGCCTTTCTTTTCGTATGTGAATATGGTACCATTTGCACTCAAAACCCAAGGTTGGTTAGAGTCAAACAACATGTACCAAATTTCAGCACCCGAGTGTACAGTCTCTTCACCTGACTGCCAGTCAATTGTGATCTCTGTGCCACGTTGCTGTTCCATCACTGCTGTGTATTCTAGACTGGCAAACACACCTTCCCATGCAGCCGCAAATGAGTCACCTTTAGACATTTTATCTTTGATGTATCGGTCAGTCATCACAGGACGCAGTTGACCTATGATGGTTTCTGGTCCCATGTTCAAGGCACGAATCGCACTTGGGTATAGACTGTTGATGTCTATACTACCAATCCACTCATGTAATCCTTTTTTGGGATAAGCCACATAAGCACCTGCTGCCTGTGTGTCTTCGTCTGTAAGACGCTGTTGTCGATTGGGCACAACCATGCCACGTTCATGTGCTTCGTTAATGATGGCCTGCTCCGTCACTGCCACAGCACCCATTGTGGTGGCCAACAGCACAGTGTTGGCATGTGCCAGTTCGCTGGCCAGTTCCAAGAAGCGTAATTTCTTGTCCAGTTTGTCCAACAACAAGGTATCTTGCCGGTTGTATTCAATAAAAGTCTTGAAGTGTTGGTTGTACAGTTGATCCAAGGTGCCTTCAAACTGTGTCTTGCGCTCACCCAGTTCGTACTCGGCAATGGCATCCAGGCTATAACTGTGACGCTCTTCATAAGTGTACTTGCGATACAGTTGCATATAGTCCATATGCACACGACCCACCAGATCATAAGTTTCGTTTTCAGCACCAAAGCGTTCGAACACACGCTTCTTGGGGAACTGTCCCCACAAACAAAATCTGCGTGTGTCGTCTTTGCTGAGAACTCGGGTGATACGATTCACTGTGTAGGGTATGTCATAGCCTTCCGAGTTCCAACCACTTAGTATGTCTGCATCCTCAATCAGGTCCAGGAACATCTTTAACATTTCTGACTCAGACTCACACAGCACAGTGTTTTCAAATTCTGCACAGATCTCACGAGCAGTCTCAGGACTCATGTGGCGCGGTGCCACCACAAGTGTTACCAGTTGCTCCAACCAATTCAGATATACCGATATGGCAGTGACGGGATTGAAAGGATCTGTAACAGGCGAGAATCCACGTACAGCATCAAACGCAACCTCAATGTCAAAGAACGCTGTGTTCAGTGTAGGTGCGTCTTGGTCTTTGTAGTTTTCTTCAAAACAACGGAATATGGGATTGATATCCGATTCGTAGATCTGTCGCCCGCTTTGTGCTCGGACTTCTTTGCGAAACTCTTTGTTGTTGCGTGTGCTGAATCTTGACACTGGCGTGCCGTAGATGCTCTGAAACTTGCCACGTGGGTCATCAAAATAAAACACGTAATTGGCAGGATACTCTCGGTATTGCCTTTTGCCTTCTCTGCGTTCTACCACGTGAATGCGATCGTGCTCGCGATCAAATAGTGCGTCAATATAACTCATTGTTCTCCGTTTGTGGCCGGTATAGCCTTGTTACATGTTCGTGACGTGAACGACTCGTTGCTGTTGAAAGCAATATTTATAATGTCTTGCCCACTGTTTCAAGAATTGTTTCCAACAGTTCTTGATCTTGTTTGGTCTTGCCAAATTCAGCCTTGTGTGCCACGCGAATGGCTTTTTTCAGCACAGCTGGTTTGATTTCTAATTCTTCTGCAATGGCCTTGATGGTGTCGGTCAGGCCGCCTTGCAGGGTATCAATCTCGTGCATGACCTGCATGCCTTCGTTGATGATCTGGGTGAGTTTGATCTTTTGTTCGCCGTTGAATGTTTTGGTATCCATGTGTACTCCTAAAACACTAGTATAACACAGATTTTGGCTTTGTCAAAAGAAATTTGCTCACTTCAAGCATCACGGTAGCGAATCGTTTTGCCTGCCCAGCAGCCGGGCCACACGGTCCTAAGGTAGGTGTGATTGGTTATTTGGCAGGTTTGATACCGGCCAGATGTTTCATACGGTCCACGCTTTCATTGACGTCAAAGGTGCTGTCAGCAGCATATTTAGACAGTTCATCGTCACTGGAGCCAACGTAATTTTTGCCAACTGTGGAACCCGAAGCACCACCAAAGCCAACTCCTTTGACCTGTTGCTTGGCCTGTCCGGTCATGTTGTTTGTGGCAGTTTTGGTTGTGGTACCGGCCAACTGACCTGCGCCAATGTTGGGACCAACGGTTCGTGCGCCCAGTGTTGCTGTACCAAGATTGAATTGTTGGTCAGTTTGTTTGGTATAACCACCTGGTGTCTTGGTCTGTGACACAGACAACGGACCTTGATTGAAATTTGTGGTCACATCACCAGTGTCTGAATCTGTAGTTTGGCTCACATCACCAAGATCCATTTCGTCCAACTCTGCACCGCGTATCATGCGTTGTATTTGTTTGAGTTTGTGATAGTTTTGTTCAGCATCACGTCCATCATAGTAGGCTGGCCCATCTGCACGATCATATTGTGGATCACGGTTGAGTTCTGCTCGGCGTACCAGTTCATCAATGTTGGGGTATTTGTCTGCTAGGTCTCGGCGTTGTTTGTCTTGGTCCACAGGCGGTGCGGTATATGGCCGGCGTCTAGCATCTGCTCTGCCAAGGCCACGTTCTCTTTTGGCAATGGTTCTATCGGCTGCTGCAACCGCTGCAGGATCGTCACGGCCAAAGAATTTGTTTATCTTGGCACCGGCCTGACTAACTTGTGCCTTCTTGCGATAGTCACCCAGGCTTACTTCTTGTACATTTGGTTTGGTTGCTGGAACAATGCGTTGTGTTTTGTCATCCCATTGACGATTTGTATTTTTTAAATACTGGTCTCTATCTGTGGGGTTCATATCTTTGATTTTAGTTCCTTTGCCTTGTTGATTTTGTTGTTTCATTTTAGCAAAAACATCTGCTTCGTGCTTTGCATCAGCGGCTGGATCGTCTGCAAAAGGATCATAGGCAGCGTCTTCGGCTGTGACCACTGGTTTGCCACTTTTTCCTGTGTTGGCACCAAGTCCAGACACTCGGCCTTTGGTGCCACGGCCACCGGCTGCACCAATATGTGCGGAACCTTGC